ATAACTCAGATGAAGCGTGTCAATCAAATGGGCGATCTGCCCGAAGAACGTTGCGTTTCCTACTGTTTCGGTCTTGCTGCCAGCATCGACACGTTCCTCATCGAGCTGACACACTGAAAAGCCGAAATATCCATCATGGAAAAACACAGTTCCAAAGCATTCCTTACTTCTTCAAAAGTCCCGTTCTCCAAATTCTCAGCCAACTCCTCGCTACCACAGATGAAACAAGAAATGCCTTTCAGCATATCTCCAGTAATTTCAGGAAGTTCTTTAATAGCTTCCATGACATTATCTCCAGTCATGCCGATATTGGCGAAATGGTGAATGGCACGACAGATAACTTTAATTGTAGGCGGTTTGATGGTATAAACGATTCCACCTATCTCTACATTTTTGAAATCCAGCCCTAACAAAGCATCAGAAACCGTTTTTGCTGCTTGATTCATATTCTTAAACTAAAAGGGGGAATGGTGCATATCCATCCCCCGGTTATCACTCTTGTACTTTTACCAATGTTATCTCTTTTTTAAGAGTGGTATCAACTTCAGAAGGAGTGGTTTTAATATCTCCTGACTGAGTGACGTACCCCACTTTCGACACTTCATAGTGAACGGTAGCCCCGGCATTCACCTGCTTTGACTTGACCGTTACACCGTCCAGCTTTACGGTCGCATCGGAAGGAGTAGGTACAATGGTTACTGTAGTTCATGCCTGCAAAGCTTTAATCTGCCCCTCTTCGTAGTTATACTCAGAAGAAACACCTTCAATTCCCGGTTCCTGCACCAAGCCTTTTACAGCGATTGCAATTGCCTTATCCGTATTAGCTTCACGAGAAACAATACGGCATTTTGGGAAGATGAACCAGACATCATCATCGGTCAGACAGAACAATGTTTTGTTGATAATAACTTTATCCAAAGCACGCTTCCAACCCACATCTTTAGATGTTGCCTGAATAACATCGCCCCCCATGAACGCTTTCTTTGTCTTCCAGTCATACTGTCCGATAGAGAAAGTTGGTGATACTTCTCCCGGTACATCATCGTAACGGTAATTCTTTCCCGTTAATTGGTTCTTGTGCCCAGTGACAGAGGCTTCCGTTTCCTCAATCTGCCACGTTTCCCCATGTACATTCAAAACCTCATCCTTTGCCTTGATAGCGGCTTGAATCAAAGTCTTTGCGATTTCGGGGGTAATGTCTGCCGTTACCTTATCAATGTCGGCAAACAAGATTCTTTTAATTCCTACTGCTGAAATCATAATCTTATAGTTTTACATTTAATACTTCAAATAAAATTCTTACATTCACATAATGACATTTCAAAGCTGTATCCGCTTCCGTGCCAATTGATTCGATAGAATAACGATAGGTTGTACCGTCATAAGTGCTTACTACATCATCAAGCAGCTTGCCAGCCTTTCTTTCAAGTTCGTTAAGCCGGATTGTGTTCGCTTCATTCTCGCTTAAATTGGGTACACATAGATTCACTTCTGCGAAAGACTTCTTCCAATACTTTTCCGGCTGTTGTTTCTTCGTGTGGATAACGACTCTTTCAGAGGTCAATTCACCCGTCAGTGTTTCTCCTGCTGGCACTATACCTATCCCGAAAGCCTTGCAATCCCGGTAGAGGATGTTTCCTATGTCGGTGGTTACTATCATTCAAATTCTTCTTTTAATCGTTTCTCCGCATATAAAGCAGCACTACTCAAAACATCATACCCTTTAGATTCTACGAATGATGCGTATTCTGCTTCGTTTTTCAATGTCAAACCGTCTTTATCGACATCGTAATCATTGGACGTTCTCAAAGTGAGTGTGTGGTCTTGATAATCGCCATGTTCCTCCGCGTGCTTCACGGCTTCATCGCCTACATCAATCATCTCCTTTTCGACCTCCCATTCTCCTTCATCGAAAAAGGAGTCGACATCTGAGAAATCGAAATCTACATCCATAATTCCGAATAGTTAAAGTAGTTTGTACTCTTTACCATATAAACCTCGCCTTGCCCTCTCACATCAATATCTTTGGTAATCGAAGTTATAACAAGAGTTCCTTCACCCATATCCGTTATAGTGGCCTTCAACCCTCTATCCCATATAGCTCTAACTTCATCGCCAGCCTTGACAGTAATTCTTTTTTCACATACTACATGATAGTTCGGACGATACACAGAGCCGTTTTCTGACTTAAACTCTTTGGTAGTGTTATCATCACAACGGCACTTGCATACCTCCTGCCAGTATTCACTACCTGTACCGGGAATAGGTCTACCAAACTCATCCTTATCCATCGGGGTGATAACTTTTACCTGCAATATGTGTGGGGCGAATATCATAAGAAAGTCACTTTAGGCTTATCACTCAATTCGTCTTTCAAACCGTACCGCTTGCACAGCCATGAGTACAATTTCATTAAGCTATTAGCATAATCAGACCAAGACACAGAAAATCCGCTTTCGTTGACCGAAGATGGATTTTGTATCATCCATGGGATTTGCCTGGCACAAGCAACCTCTAATCTTGCCCTGTTTTCCTCGTCAAAAGGTTCCTCACCATCCAAGCCCGTTCTTGAAAGTATATTTTCAATCGCAAGGTTGGATGGGGTATTTTTATCGAATACGCTTAATACAAACTCCTTGTTACTCATGGTTGCTATCATTTAATATGGTATAATCAGTTTACTATATGCGTAATTATAATGCGTACAATACTTCGATTTGTAGATATATCGAAACGGGCACTTAGGAACTGTGATTTGTTTTCCTTGCATTGCCGTAATAGTTGCTGGTTGCATTGCTGAGCTATATGCTATCATAAAGATTGGTTGCGGAGCTGACAATACCAAGCAATCAATCGGAGTGGCTTCTAAGGCGAAACGCTGAATAGATGACAAACCGACATCAACCGATGGGGCTACGTATTCACACTTGAAAGATTCGATACTTGATGCCTGTACGCTCAAGGAGACCAAAGACATCATTAAAAAGCCACATATGGCAAAAATAAAATTCTTCATTTCTTTATTGAATTATAAGTTACATTATGGAAGGGTAGGAGTACTACCCTTTTTATTTAATATCTAACACTTCTTTCAATTTGGAGGTCGTTTCTTCATCCAACTCTGCAACCTTACCCAAAAGAGTCTCTTCTTTCATGTTTCCGGCTGCTTGAACACCGATAGATTTCAGGGCATCAACCAAAGTTTTTTTCTCAAATTCCTTTTCAAAAAGGGATATTTTGAGTTCCCTCTTTTCTTCAGAAACTTTCACTTCAACCCGTTCGCCAAGTTTGCGGTTTTCTATATCCAATACACGGGATTCTTCGGAAATTTCAATCACCTCTCCGGGATTGTAATACTTGCCAGTAAACTTATCACGGAAAACAGATATAACCTTTACTTTCATACTTTCCTCCTTATGCTGACTGGATTGATGCAATTTCACTCAAATCGAAATTGGTAATCAAATCCGGGTTGGTAATTTGTGGAATCCATTCTGCCGTATATTCCATATAACGACCATTCTTGTCACGGTAGTTGGATATAAGCATCTGCCCCTCTGATGGAACATAAGTACGCCCTGATACTGGATCTGTCGCTTCATACGGAGTATGATGGCGCATATAACCTACTTCATCACCGTTAAGCAGGGTGATGCGATTGTCTGCATAAATCTGCACGTTCTTTCCTGTCTGGTCTTTCACGTAATCCTCTTTAATTTCAATACGTGGCAGACCGATACCGGTGAATACCTCAGAAGCCAACGAAGAAGAAATCAAGCCAGTACTCAATTTCATTTCATTAGTACCGAGAATCATCTTGTACTGTTCGCCAAATTCAGAAGAGCCAAGTACATTCTTGTTGAAGGTTGTACGTGTCATAATCATCTTGGCATAAGCACCAAAGTCTGGAGCTAGGGAATGTAGTTTCTTTCTCAAATAAGAGATGAACATATTCTTGCCATCAACAATTATATCTCCGGATGTAGGCTTAACGAAATTGAACGGAAGAGTGATTTCCAACAGCTTGTTGTTGGTCTGCCCGGAAGTTATTGCAGCATCCTTGTTGTAAACGGTGGCTTCACCGGTCATCAGCAATGCACCGACAATAATATCCATACGCTTGTGGGCGGCAAGGGTAATCTGACGGTAGTCGTCTACCAGGAAGTTTACAATCTCTTCCATTGCAGTCTTTTGGTCGGCTGGCTTAGCTGCATTGAACTTGTCAATCAAATCCTGCAATTCAGAAAGGCGGTCTATAGACATTTGGTAAGCATCACCCAAATAGGCAATTTCGCCATATCCGGAACCTATATTCCTGCGTTCACGAATGGGCTTCTCTCCAAAACGTGAATTGATAGAACCGGCCATAACTCCGGTTACAGAACCTATATAATCCTTGAACAAACGAGTAGTCACTCTGCGGAAAGTAAGATACTGCTGCCAATAGATTGTGTCCTTGCGTGTCTGGTTCACACGTCTGATGATAGCAGAAACAATGTTCGCATCATCGAATAATGTTTGAATCGTTAAAAACATATCCTACCTCCTTACTCGTTAAATTCAAACCATCCCTTCATGTTGGCTTTATCGTTTTCTGAGAACGGCATAACCAATTTTGAAGGTTCAATTTCTGCGGCTGTACGAAGCAATGAAACCAATACGATCCCATCTTCCACCTTTACTCTCTCATACAAAGCGGAATTTGAAACATACTTTTGTTTCAATCCGTCTACTGCGGTTGCTTGGAAGAGAACTGTATCTTTGACGATACTCTCACCAAAAGCCGCCTTAATAGTCAAGACATCATAATCTTTGTTAGTCTTATCGATGGCTGTCACTTCCGCACCTTTAGTACCATTACCAATGAACATCCCCACATAAGCTAAAGAGTTCTTGGCAATTTTGATACTTGTACCAGAAGTGTATGCTTCGATAACTCTTACATTGATTACCGCATGAGCAAACTTGTTTTTCAAGTCTGCATAAATCGGTGTAAATCCGGGAAGAAAACTTCCCACTACCAGGTTCTGCGTGTCGAGCTTGAACGGGCCACGTCTACGAATACCGGTCTGGACATCGTAGCGTTCCTCTTGCTCAACGGGCGGAACCAAGTCATACTTAAATCCTGCTGACATAATTAATTTTTGTTTTGTTCAACAATAGTTTTCGTTCCCTCATCAATCATCTTAGCGATAGATTCAGATTCTTTTTCAATCTTCTCTTCTGCTGATTCGGGAGGGGTTACGCCTTTGAAACCGTCATTTGCGAACTCCTGCTTCAAGTCCTTGAAGTATGCGTCCAAGTCCTCATCGTCCTTGATGGCGCATCGTTTGGCGTAGTTTTCGGGAATACCATACTCCTTTGCCTTTGCCAAAATCTGCAGGCTACGTGTTGCTTGAGCCTTCTCCGTTTCAAACTGTGTTAGCTTGTCAGAAAGGCTCTTGTTGGAATCAATTAAGGCTTGCGCCCATGCAGGCACATCGTCTTTCTTTTCTTCTGGCTTCGGATTGGGATTCTCGACCGGCTTACCGTCTTTAAGGTTATGCTTCTTCTCGTAGTTGGTCACTGCTGTTTTTGAAGCATCCCCGGCACGGAAATCACCATAGGAATTTAATACGTCCGAAAAACTGATACCCTCAACGATAGAGTTTACCTTTGTTTCGTCCGTTATACCCTCTGCCTTCTTGATGGCGATTCGGGTAAGGATAGCAGTGTCTACCCCAGTAAATTTCTGTTGCAGTCCTGCCAGGATAAGTTCTTGAATATTCATACTGTATGAATTAAATTGTTGTTTGAAATTTGTGGTATAAAAGTAAGAAGTAAGGAAGAGGAGAGGAAATAATTGAATGGGTGAAAAACAACAATTGGGGTATTGTTGGAAAATGGTATAAAAAAGGCGTGATAACAGTCACGCCATAACGAAATAAACACTAAACAAGCACTATAAAAACCTTAAATTTGAAAAGTAACAGTCTTGGAACTGAAAGAACTCGCCAAACAATCTCACGTTATCACCTTGCATGAAAGCGAACTTAGAATGAAAGCCCCTCACTTGGTTTGCCGTTTTAAGAAGTTCTACTGAATCCAAGCCATACCTTTTGATATAGGGTTGTAAAATCCGCCTAAAGGCACACTCTGAATCCGTCTTATCTTTTGGTGGATTGATACCGCCAATAATGCCGTTGTGCATGAAATACGTTTCAGTTTCTTGGTCATAGAACGGATGGCAATTCGACTTTTTCACGCTACCATGTGTGGCGTATCTGAAATGAATCAATAGAGGTTCTTCTTTGTTGCATCTTTTTAAGTTTTTCTTGAATGAAGTATAAGACAGACCTTTGTATAACACGTTTGGCGATACGATACCACACCCATGAGGGTTTCGTCTATACGCCTTATCCAATATATCTAAACTTGGTAATTCTTTGCCTGCTGGCTTGTAAATGATAACACACATAGTCTTTACTTTTTAGAGAAAAGGCTCAATTAAGAGCCTCTCTGCGGTTGATAAAATATTGTTTCTCTGTATTTGTCAAGAATGGTATTTCTTCAATTGAACTGCATTCTGAAATTTCATTTTCAAATGAATATTGAATCAGCTTTCTAAGAAAATTAATCCAATTAGTTATCTTATCGTATTCGGTCGTGCCCGAATGTTGACGAAATTCAACTGTTTTGTGCGAAAGATAGCTTTCTGCATTAATTTTGCGATAACGAGTACCGTTTACTCTTATAACGTCTGATTTAGTTGTACATGTATCATAGTTCAAACTTTGAACCGACTTGCAATAACCATTGTTGTTTGCTCTGCGTGATTGTGGCATAAAAGAATCAATTACACTTTCTAACTTTTGATAGTTCTTGAAGATCTGAACAAAGTGAGAATCGCTGATTTTAGAAGCATCAAAATGAACATGAAGACCAGTTGATTTATTGACTTTTGCACCGATGGCATTCAAAGAATCACAAACCATTTTAAGGCTGTCTAAACCTTTTTTACCTTTTAAGATAGGGCTTACTATTTCTTGACCGTTTGTGCCTTGAATAGAGGCATCAGAAACTATTTTATAATAATGATTATTGTCTCTATGATTGTAACCCTCTGACTGAATGGATATGTTTCTTTGTTCTACTTCTCTGATAAGAGCATCACGCACTACATTGTAAGTCTCGCATTCAACACCAAAGGTTAACGTGTTAGCGTTGAACTTGCAACCTTTCTGTACTTTGATAGAACCTAACAAAAGGCTTACTTCATAAGGTGACAAACCTAACTTAACTAAAGATAAAGATTTGGTCTGTTTAGACTTATTGCTCTTTACAATTTCTTCTACTTGTTCTTTTAGAGTTTTCATAATTCTATGTTTTAGTGTTTATACTTCGTTTTTGAATCACATTGCAAATATATAAGTTACACCTTATATTAATGTGGATAATATTAGATTTAACTTATAATTAACTCAAACGAACAAATAATTTAAAACTTATTAAAATGATGCGGTTTATAATATATATCTTATATTTGATGTGTGTAATTGATTATTTTCATATCTTTGTTCCATTATTTAAAACTTATAGCCATGTCTATTAAAGAACAAATTCAAAAAAGAGGATTTACAATTAGTCAGGTCGCTGCTTTGATGACCAACAAAAACGGAGAAAAAGGTATGAGCCAGTCTTCGCTTTCTCAAATTATTAATGGGAATCCGTCACTTGATAAGCTAAAAGAGATAGCATCAATTTTGGGTATTTCTGTTTCCGAATTACTAAGAGAGGATGAAGAGAATATGTTCACTTGCCCCAAGTGTGGAGCAAAGCTAAAACTGGTGGAAGATACTGGGGAATGAAACTAAAAAGGCGTGAAACCGAATGGAATCACGCCTAAATGAAATTGTATTTAAAATCCCAACATTGCGGCTGGAGGTATATTCAGCACTCGACATAGCAACCTCGCAATTTTGAGGGTCGGTTCCGAACGTCCAGAAATATAGTCATTCACACGCGATGGACTTATCCCAATCTCACCAGCAAGTTGCTTTTGACTCATCCCTTTCTCTTCAAGAGATAGCTCTATCAATTCCGCAACAGTCGGTTTTTCTATCGGATAATGTTCTTTTTCGTATGCTATCACAATATCGGACATAACTGTAAGTTCTACCGCATTCTTATCGTTTGCAGGGGTATTATCATCAACCAATGGCAGAAGTTCCTCCACTCTCGCCAAAGCAAATTCATATTGTTCTTTCGTTACTTTATTCATATTCTATATCTTAAATGGTTGAACAATCTATTTTATCATAATCTTTATGAGTACCAACCCAACGAATGAAGACGTACCCAATTGTAAACTTAACAACGACAACCAACCGATAGTTGTTGCCTCTGATATTGAAAACGTAGTGTTGGTTGCCTACATAGTCAGCAGAAAGAAAATCAACCTTTATATCAGACAAATTTTTCCATTCGGCCTTTTCTGCTATATCATACCAACGCTCTAAGGCTATGCGTGAATCTTCATAACCTTTGGTTTCATAGAAATCTTTCAGCTTTTTATGTGATACTATTCTCATACGTTGTTCATTTGATACAAAAGTACTAAATAATTTTGAATTATAAAACTATTATAGCATAAATATTTTATAATATCGAATTATGCGCAATAAAAAAGCGGGACTGAAAAGTTCCGCTATCTATTTACAATTAACCAAAAGTCATTCTTTTGTAGCAGGAATCACCTTTTCATTTTTCAAACTCTGTTCTTCCTTGATTTCTTTAAGTTCTTCTTCCACTCGATCGGCATTCCCAGCAAACATAATTCCCTCACGTGTTGACCAAATGCCGCCACTGACAGCGGAAACGGCAGTAGTCACCTTGTCATTCAAATCATCAATCATATATGGAACCAGTTCTGTTTCTATGTCAATGGTCTGCGATGCCTTGCTAAACTCGGTTGGATTGATAGAGCCTAAAGCGGAAACAATGAAATTTAATCTCCGCTGCAAGAACTCACCGATAACCTCACCGTGATTTTCTACCGCCATATGTGCACCCATGAACATAAAGCGGAAAGCGGTTCCTGATGCTTTGCCTACCCCCTTCAACGTTTCAAAGGATATTCTTGGAGTGTTTGACATATCATAAGCCATATTAGTAAGGGTTTCTGCTTCAAAACGTACCGTATCCGGAACTTGGTTCCACGTCAGATATTGGGCATCCGCACCTTCACCTGTAAGCTTGACCATTCTATCCTTAATCTTGCCCATGAAGCCTTCTACATCGCCAATTAGCTTCAACAGCGGAAAGAAATGGTAGTCTATACAATCTGCATAATTGGATAAGAGTTTTTCCAGCCGGACACGGAATGTCTTTATCTTCTTGCAATAAGGTTCAGAACGGTAGGCATAGAGAACCGGTAGTTTGGAGAATCCATGAGCAAAAGGCGTTCTTTCTTCATACCCTTTAGACAAATCCCATTGATAAACCATTTTGTCCGTGATAGTCATAAAGCAGGTGACCTCCGAATCGTCCATGAGCTTCTTCTTATACTCACGTGAGAAAGCAATCATTTTACCTTCATCGTTGAAGAACGGGTATAGCTTATCACCTCTGAATGGAGACCATAACACGCTTTTCAGTTTCTTGGCGGGCTTGACCTTGCCACCGAACGTAGTCTTAACTTTCTTCCAAAACTTTGCCCAAAACGAATCATCATCGGTAACATACCAATATTCTGCCGCTTCTTGTTCGGAGAGCCAGGCACGGACAATCTTCTTGTTTTGGTATTTGATTTTGTTGGATTTAAATACAGCCTTTACCGCATCCAGTAGCTTCTTTTCATCATCATCAGTCGGAGTGCAATCCATAGACGGTTCTGTGCCGACCGTGAAAGCAGTTTGAATATTCACTATATCTTGTTCCAATGGAATGGAAATACGGTTCACCGGTTCAGTCTTATACTTTGCTTCGATTTCATAAGTCTTACCAGTTTTTTCATCGAAGTGTTTCTCAGCTTCTTTTTCAAGAACCTTTCTGTCCGGATATTTCTTTTTGTCAACCATGATTTCATGTCGTTCCGGATTCCAATCATCCCAAAGTTTGCAACGGTCGGGAAGTTCAGTCTTCCTACCTTTCTTCAGGTAGTTTATCTTCTGCCCGATGTCAGGCAATGCTAATATTTCTTCTAAATTCAATGGCATAGTTTATATTTTTAATGTGTGAATATTCCTGTTAAATCTTTCGGCTTCTGAATCTTACCAAGAAGCTCACCCAATACATAGTAACGTACAGCATCTATTCCGTGATTGTCATGGTCTTCCGGTTCGTTGATATAGTTCCCATCCTTATCCTTTGCCCAGACATAATTTCTGTACTCCCTTTGAAGGTTATAAGAACGCTTGGTTATGTAAATATCCATTCCCTGCATCTTGTCAATACCGGCATTGATAGAGCCTTGCCCTTTCTCTACCGGGTAAATCTTGATACCTCCGTTATGGATTTCCTGAATAAGTCGTGGGTCTGCACTGTCAGCTATCACCTTTAGATTCCACGGACGGAGAGTCTTAATTATATCCCCAGATAGTAAACCTGTACGGTAATCCATTTCGTCCAAATATAGTGCATTGTCTATGATTCCACATCGGATAGCTGCTGTAGGGTCGTTAGTATAACCAAAATCCAGCCCAATTCCGACCCTCTTACACCACATCGGGAACTCATCCACAATACCCCACTTCTTGAACACAGCACCTTCCGCCACGTCTGCCCAACGGCCGATAACCACATGAGCATACTTTTCAGGATTACTCACCTTCATATCTTCCACCTCTTTCAAGAACTCAGGAGAAAGGTTATCCAAGTTATCAAAATACGTAGTGTGGATATGGAGCACATTCGGATGGGTGGAAACCTGTACTTGTACTCCGTCAATCTCTACCAGTTTATGAGTGTTTTCGATGTATTTCTTGTAGATGAAGTGATTGGAATCGCAAGGATTCATAATGATGATAATCCGGTTCTGAATCCCTTTCTTACGGATGGAGAGCATTATCTTGTCGAACTCATCTTCGCTTGTCCACTCTTCCGCTTCATCGCAGACGAAAGTCGTAATGCCTTGAATGGATTTCAGTTTTGCTGTCTGGTTCCCGGAAGAAGTCTTGATACCCCGGAACATGATACGGCTCTTAGTCATCTTATTGACTATATCCGTCTTTGTGGTCTTGAAATATTTCGTGGTACCGTCCAAATCTATCTTCTCCATCATTTCGGGGATGATAGACATACCGGCAGAAACCATCGTGTAACGGGTGTAAAGAATCTGATGCACAATCTTCTCTACGGGAGTCATTTCAAAAGTCAACCGCTCAATAAAGGTAGAAGCATTGAAAGACTTTCCGCTACCACGCCCACCGGTGATAAGAATTATAAATTTTTCCTTATCCTCATATAATGGATGGTAAATTTCTTGAGGTACTATCATTTCAGCTTGTCTTTAATCCAGGAATCAATGTTGATGCCGTGCTCTATGTCTGTTGGAATATCAGCATTTGCAATCTTTTGGTTTTCATCAGCAGGAGATTCACCGATAAGTTCTAATAAATACCTTATAGCGTTCAAATCTGCATCACCCACAGCTTTCGCTATGAGTTTTTTTATCATGGCATCCTTTACAATGTATTTCCGACCTTTATCATCTGTAGTTTCAGCATTCAACGCAGCAATGGCAAACTCTCTTGCGGTTTTCACAAGTTCCTTTTTCTGTCTTCTCGATTCAGCCGAAAGTCTTGCGAGTTCCTGCGCTCTCTCTGTGCTAATGCGTTTGCCTTTCTGCGTTAAATTCTGTTCGTTCGCCATTATTCTACCCCAAATTCTATTCTATCCATAAATTCTTTTCCATCAATGTATCGTTCTTCAAATCCATAACCGAACATCTTCATGAAATTAGCCCTTTCTGTTGGGTTATTAAAAGACAGCACGACATAGCTTAACATTCCGTTATCCTTTTCAAAGCTATTTTGGTTGCTAATTCTGTCTTTTATCTTTTGCACTTCATTGTGACGTACAATTTGATTTTCTTTTGAATCCTCATAAAAATTATTGGAACGGTTAATGTCTTTATTCTCTTTACCTTCTTTAGTAGCTTCATCTATGGCTGATAATGAATCGTCCAATATATCTTCCTTTCTCCAAATATCATCGTTAATAGAAAAGTCCAAATCACCAATTCCAAGCATATTCAAATCGAAGTCATTCAGTCCGGCAAGGCTATAATCAATTCCATCAAGCATATCTTTTAACATATCTGAATCAAAATCGCCTTGTACGCTTCTGTTATTCATAAAGATATTCTGCTCTTTTTCAGTTTTTTCGTCCATGTGAACTACTTCAACACGAATCAAATAATCATTAGTTCTCGTGTCAGGATTGTATTTATTTACTTCATCTATCACTGAAATACGTTGATGACCAGAAACAAGGTTGCCAGTAACCTCATTCCATACGATACCACCAAGCAACCCTACACGCTTTAGGTTTGCTTTCAGGTTCTTTCTTGCTTCTTGTGTTATTTTGCGAGGATTGTAGTTAGCGAAGTTTATATCACTCCGCTGTATTTCTCTACTTTCCGGTTGAGTTATTTTGTTCTCTTTCATAATCGAATATTAATTTTTCGGAATATGGGAACTCTTTCAAAATGCGTTTATAATCATTGGGATATTTACTACGCATTAATAGCATCGTATTTAAATCAATAGTAAATCCTTGACTTATAGCGTTTGCATCATAGATAAAAGGTTGTATCAATCCACTTTGCCTAATATATTGAAGCACTTCTTTGTTTGTCCACAATGCAAGAGGATAAACCATGCCTTTATCTGTTACATAGCCGGTTTTAGCAAACTTCTTTAAGCGCATCCGTTTCATATAGCCATCTACGCCTTTCATTCCGCTGAATCCGTACATGACACCTGTCTCTTCTCTTACAAATTGTTCTATTTCACCAATCTTTCTCGGCTTTATAGAACTATCTGGTTCACGAAAAAAGCCCCAGAAATCGTAATAGTCACGCTGAAAATGTCTAATTTTGCGTACTTCTACATTTTTGTAATGATTTTCTGCCCATTTGATATAAGGCTGCACATGGTCTAAATTTGGTATGAGGTACATATAATAGCATATAACCTTATCAAATACACCTGCAAGCATATCCAATAAAGCTATACCGTCTTTACCACCGGCTGAATAAAACAACACAGCAGTGTCCGTTTTATCACGAACACTGCGTATTATCTGCATTGTAAGGGCATACTTGTTCATAGGCTAACCATTTGAACCATTTGCTCCACGAACCCCAAAGGCAACACGTAAGTCATACCGTCTTTGGTCTCTATTTCCTAACTGCGTTGTACCAGCTTCACCGCCACGTCTGGCAACCAATCTACCACCAGCCCCTGCACCGTTCATATTACGGCGCGGTCCCATTGTTCTGTTAATTCTTCTCCTTGTACTACCGACTCAGCTAATAAATTTTAAAATTAAACAATCAAACATTATCTGTACTAAGTATCTTACCCAAATGATACCATACTTGGCAAACAAGATATTCTTTGCCGTTTTCTTCAAATACTTGGTCGTTACCATCTTCATCTGTAAAAATGATAAATTCAGCACTCTTAACCTCCACCGTAAGACGTGGCGCATCTTTTCGTCTGCCATTTATAAGAACCAAAGCGTCATACTTTATTGGTACTACATCCACATCCTTATCATCATTTGGTATATCTTCTTGCCGTTTGTATCTTTTGCCATCGTGTTCAAAATATACATATCTTGTAACATTTGAGGGGTAAACATATCTATGTTCTATGTCTTGTTCACCTTTTAAGATAGATTGAAAACTATCTTTTTTAATCTGTAATGTTAATACATTCATAATCGTGTCATTTTTTTAATTAATACTCAATAGTTGCGGAAACAGGACTCGAACCTGTGACCACCGCCAAGTCAAAGCGGTAAGCTAACCAACTGCTCCATTCCGCGATAGTACCCCAAAGGTACTACCATAACCAAAGATAACGAAATATCTTCAATCGTTATACACGACAATCGGCTTATTGTCGTGAACTAAGCCACTTGTCCCGTCTTTCTCTACACGCCTCTAAGGTAGGTGCACAACAGGCGAACAATTCACCACTTTCAGTACGATAGTCGTACTGGTACATTCTCACTCTCTTACCTCTCAACCTGGTGTTATAGGTAGTGTAATTCTCTTTACCAGGTTGGCATACGCTGCAACCGTTTTCGTTTATTGAGTTCATAATCACTATATTTAATGTTTAGCATTCAATCTCTCTTCACTCGTATAAGCCACTACAAGCCCAGTTTTGTCGTGCTGTATGGTGATATACTTTTCGTTCTTGTCAATGGTAGTAAAGTCGTACATGGTACATAGCTTGCCCAACGCCTTGCCCAGTTGTTTCATTAATGGGGCTTCGGGGCTGATAACTAAAACTAAATCCGCTTTCATAATCGTATATATTAAGCATTAATACCTATTGCGTTTCTCATAAAGTTGCCAGCCTGTTCTACAGACATATTCAGCTTCTTTTGAATCAGAAGAAGCATACAGCTTACTTGTTCTTTTGTGTTCAAATTGCCTTGTACAAACTCTGACATGATGAATTTCTCTATTGTTCTTTGTTTAATTACTGATGTTGCCATAATCGTATATCTTTTAATTGTTATTACTTCGTTTCTGATGACGCAAAGATAAAGTAATATTTTATCACCTACAAATAAAAGAATAAATATTACTTTATCTTTAACACAGATTAATAAACTAATATTTTATCATCAAACATTGAAGATTAAAATATTACTATATTTGCAGCATTAATTAGTTAAAGCTATATTTTATGCAGGTAAGAATCAAAGAAATAATGGTAGAAAAAGGTGTTTCGTCAGTTAGTTTAGCTGATACAATAGGTGTTTCAAAGGTTACGGTAAGTAATCTCATTAATAACAAAACGATGCCTTCGGTAGAAACTCTTGAAAAAATAGCATCCGCCTTAGATGTTCCTATGTGGCAACTCTTCGCCTCGCCAGTAGAAGTAACCGATAAAAGTGAACTCACCGCCCTTATCCAGTATAAAGAAAACTTCCACAAAGCCGATACGATAGAGGAGCTAAAGAAAATTGTGGCTGAGATTGAAGAAAAACATTAAATCACTTGTTCTGCAACTGTAAAATAGTTACATTTGCATAAACCATTAAATTATGGGTACAAAAGAGAAGTTGATAGAACGCTTTAAAAGCCAGCCAAAAGATTTTAATTGGGATGAGCTTGTACGCTTGTTCTCCATTTTCGGATATAAGATAGATAACAAAGGAAAAACAAGTGGGTCACGTGTCATTTTCGCAAAAGGGGAAAGCTCGTACACTGCGCATAAGCCACATCCAGGAAGTATCGTAAAAGGGTATGTAATGAAACAAGTATTTGAATTTCTGACTAAAAATAAATTAATATGAAAACATTGACTTACAAAGGTTACATAGGAAGTATTGAGATAAGCGATGAAGATAATTGCCTATTTGGAAAAGTCCTTGATTTGCCAAAAGATACAATGATTTCGTATGAAGGTGAAACTGTATCTGAATTGAAAGAGGATTTTAAAGGAGCTGTCGATGATTATATAGCATATTGTAAGGAAGCCGGAATTACACCGCGTAAAAGTTATTCTGGTTCCCTGAACATACGAATTTCCCCAGAGGTACATAGCAAAATTGCCATTCTCGCCCAACAAGCTGGAATATCAATAAACGCTTTTATTAAATCAGCCGTAGAAAAGCAAGTTGCAACTATGTTATAAACAACCATGGATAAAAAAGAACTCTTTATTTGTGAATGCAACAGCATCGAACATCAGATTGTAATGTCATATTTTGAGGATGAAAAGGAAGTATATTGCAACGTACACTTAAAACCCGAAAGAAATGTACTCAAACGAATTATCCATGCTGTTAAGTACATATTTGGTCATCGAAGTGCATATGGAGATTTTGACGAATTTATTTTCAATCCTAAAGATGCAGACAGGTTGCAAAGTGTTGTTGACCATTTGAGAACAGAAAAGCCGGAGCACTAAACTCCGGCTCATTAATTGATTAGCCCTTTGATTCTTAACCGATTTACGATTTCTGTGTAAAGATACTCTATATCCCCGCTGAAATCCCCATAATTCTGATACAGAAATACGACATCAGCGCAGTTGTCGGAAATTGTGCTCTTGGACTGAACCCTAAGCACCCTTGACATCTCTTCACGTACCCCTGCTGTCATTTTTCCACCGGCAAGCGAGCTTGGAGAAAACAGATACAAGATGATGAAGATAAATTTTTTCCGCTGGGTCACACTGTCAATATTCGGCGGACATCCTCTCTCATTCAGTAACTCAACGAATATTTTATAGATTTCATGGATAAGACACTTGTCTTTCAGAACCGGGGCAGTCAAGGTATTTTCTTCCTCTGAAAGTTCTGATTTCTCGATACGAATCTTTTTAAGACGAATGATTTTATTAAAATCCAGCTCCATAACACGATTATTTTAAAAGTAAATAGTATATTTGCATCATAATCGTGTGAGGGAGGATTGAGTGGTCGTGCGCTTAGTTCTCCTTTTTTTATTTTACAGAGTTATTCTTTTCCTGAATAATCTGATTTTGCTCGTTCACCTCCCTACCCCATATCATAGCGGAATAGATGGCTTTTGCATACAAAAAGAGTTCCTCACGACTGGTAAGGAACTCAACTCGAAGGGCTGCACATTTCGCATCAGTCCAAACTGTTTCATCTTTTTCCATTTCTCAAATCATACTTCTTTATATAGTTATCAACAGTGGTTTTGCTCACTCCCAATTTCTTTGCAATATCTTTCAGGCGCATACCGCTGACAACAAGTTCCCTTACTTCTTCGACATCAACTGTTACCCGGTATCCTCCACCCTTCTTTTCAATCGCTGAAATAGAATTGAATAGTTTTCGCTTCTTCTCTGCATATTCAGGGGTAAGCTTATCTTTTATTACATATATGACTGTACGACAGTCTATACGTAACGGGAAATGTTTAATACTTTTTCCCATGTTTGTTTTCTCTCAATTCATTGTATCTCATCTTCTGCTCCACATGCCACATAAGGTCTATATTAGAAAATTGGCAATACTTAATCAACCCGGCAAGAGCGAAACATATCCTTTTTTCCCAAACCTTCTACATCGTTAGTTAGTAGGAGTGTAAAACCAAAACAAACCTCTGTAAATCTGAATCCGGATTTGAGGCTCACAAATTCATCGGCAATTTCATTCGTATCGGACAAATCTATACCTCTCAATCCGGCAAGGTCAAGCAAGCGGATTACAGCATCTGCCAGTTCATCCGGAAGTGTATCTTTTACATTCTTTTCAAAGGAACACTTAAATCGCTTTTCTTCTTCCACTAATGCAGGATAGCGATTATAGTCCATTTCAAAACGTGATTTACATTTCTTTCCTAATCTTCCCTTTCTATCTGCTTCCACAGCTTCCATAAGCTCGGATATTACAAGGCAAAGGCAATGTTCGTTACTCAATTCTTCATCGTGGAAACCGTGGTCGCAAGCGGTTTTATAGGCGCGGTCGCGCAGTTCATTTAGATTCATCTGTTCTTTCTTTATCAGTTAATATTCCGTTTCTCTTGTCGTAATTACTCATACGGGGGCATTTCCCGTCACACCGTATGTTCACATACATATTACTTGCCATACTCGATATGAATGACTTTTTGTAGCACTGCCCACTGTAGGGGCTGTAATGCTTGCAGTGTTCCTGGTATTCTTTTCTATTCATGGTTAATGAACTAATTCAAATTCGTAAACAAATACATAGGGATTGGATTCCCATGTACCTTTGCCGGAGACTTTATCTATCAGTTCTGCGAATGCGTCACGAGGATCATTGTAGTCGGGTATATCTGCGTAATGGAATGAATAAAAAGGAATATCCTTTTGTCCAGCATCCCATTTAAAAATTCCTTCCTTAAAGCAATCTTCATCGGATATGTTCTGCAACCGTTCTATCTTGATGTCGGTAATGCGGATATGATGGGGCATGAGGTCAGCCTTTGTAAACATAGTATTACTCCATCCTGCTCCCATTTCTTCCATTGTAAGATATTTTTACCTATTTTATATAGAAGTAATGTTTCTTGGGCTTCATCCCGTTTTTCTACTACATCTTTGTATCTCTGTGCAACGGCAACGATTTCACCTACTTTGTATTTTGGAATATTCCAACCCGTAAAGTCTCCTTTGTCGTTTTTCCAACCAAAAGCATAATTTAATGGAGATACTATGTTCCCGTCATTATCGTAATCATTTGATTCAAAAACGGGGAATACAATATCATAAGTTTCATTTGGTCTGTCATACTTGCAGACCCTTCTCGTCATAGTCTTCCGACCATCCAATACAGCCTGGGTTAGGCTATATTTATCATTGAACATTATCTTCTTCATTGTATCTTTTTTTTAACTCTTTCAAAACAATCTCCATGCCTTCATTTAATCCTTTCTTGTAGCCTGATATATGCTCACCTATGTTGTAGACCAAGCATCCTGCAACGATAAGAATAACTCCTACAGTCCTATGCCAATAGAGAAAGGATACACTGAACGGTGAGAATGTCAGTCGGAAGTGACCGATGAATAATGCTGATATGATGAATATCGCAAGAAAAAATATTAGGTTTGCTTTCATAATCATATAAGTTTTAATGCTTCTTGTATTCCGGCTTCCAGTGCTTCCTCGTAGGTGACATATACTTTATAGCCATTCCCTTTGTTTATTTCGTTCTCCATCCAGTCGCTTTCTTCTGTTGGAACATTGAAATCACAAAAAGAAAGCTTCCATCTTTTTCCAATAACAGGTTCTACATATACATACACACCTCTTATTTCACGCAGCCACTTTTGAGCAACATACAACACTGGACACAAAAATTCAACTGATTCGTCATCTATTTCCGTACAACACGACATACTTTGCGGAAGGTCATATTTTGTAATAACCTTATTGCGGTCTATTAGGTGTTCACACTTCCAATTGAAGCCCTTATCTTTCAGCAGCTTCGCAGTCTCTAATGTCACAAGTTCTTCGGTCATAACTATATAAATAATGCGGTTGTTGAAACAATAGTCATAATGAAAAAGATTAATGCAATACATTTCCATATTTTTGCAGTAGCCTCCAAACCGTATTTCCGCTTGTCAAACTCGCTTATTGCGTAATTCAAAGCCTCGTCTTTCAGTCCTTTAAACTTGTCGTTCAAAGCCTCTGTTATATCGTCTGCAATAACATACTTCACCTTCTCTAACACAGATTCAGGATAACCTCTCTCATCATAATTTATTTCATACAACAAGTCGTGGTGAAAAAAATAAGGTATATCGTTTACTTTATAGGAAAGTTTGATGCCGCTTTCTTTGACATATTTCAAAAACCTTTCTTCGGCAATCTCATTTATCTTTTCCTGGTTAAATTCTGACTCCTTCTTTATCTCATTAAAATATTCCTCGTCAACAATCACACAATTGTTTTCAAGTTTCATTACATGTGCTTTCATTCTTTTTCTTTAGTTTTAATATATCTGTTTTTCAATACACCAGCACAGCATCCCGTAGGCCGCGTCAATGAGATTTTCTGAATAAAAATAAGATAAAGTACACCCTCTTCCATTATATTCTACATACCACATTCCCTTGTGTGCACTAACTCTGATTGCAAGCCAATAATATTTTTTTATGACAGGCGGCAGCTTATCGAGAATGTCCTGCAAAGTGTAAGTTTCATGATAATAGTCGTAATTCGTATCGGCATCCGGAGAGGTTACAACCATGTTGTCTGCATCTGATTCATTCCACTCGAAACACATGCTTCCATCGCTTGTGTCCAACCCAAGCTCCTGCAAATGTTCCATCTGTTCGACTGATAATACATATTTTGATTTCATAATCATTGCTTTTTATTAGGTATTAAATCATCCAAATACGCCCATTCTTCAATGGCATCTTTGGAACACTCGTAATCATCGCACTCTTCATCGTTCCAGCACTGCTCTGTTACATTCCAATAGCGGACACCGTAACCAGTTCCAGTGCTTAATTTCCCATATACAAGGCATGGCATCTGCGGATAATGTTCATTTTCGTATTCTCCATGAGCTTGTGGCACTTCATCTTTAGTCTTGTGCCACACGCTGTTGATATGCCAGTTCGCACCGGCAATAAATCCTTCTTTAAATTCATCTGCACCACATTCGCAACAATCGAATGCTGTATTATGACCGTTACAATGTTCGCAATATTCACGTTCTGAACATGGATAGGTTCCATTACAATTATAATGCTTATGAATTGCTTCCCTTGCTGCTTCTTCTACTGTCTGTTTCATAATCAATGACTTTTAATTTTCTTATATTTACCACACTTCTTGCAGAAATAGTGACGGACGGTGTACCAACTTCTATCGCCCCAATCATCAACAACTTCAACTCTCCTCTCAAATAAGTATTCCCACTCGTGGCAACAGAACCATTTCTTTATAATGGCATCAATTAAACGCTTCATAACCAACTGTTCTCCTTTACAATTCTACCATCGTCTAACAACGTGTATAGTTTACCCTTATATGCCAGAGCAAAACACCATTGGCGGGCATACTTCAAATACTGATGCAATTTGTATCTATGCTGGTATTTCTGCACCTTTTCTCTTATTCTTCGTTTCATAATCAATATGTTAATATTAAATTTCCACTTTTGTGTAATTACTAAAATCACAATACAAGTATTGACACCAACCACCAAAGCGATATTTATCATTTAGATACCTACATAGGGAAGTCCACTTACTCTTTGTAATAATCTCGTACACCGTTCCTTTATGGATGAAAAGGTCGCCGACTTTTAAATTGGAAAGTTTAACTGTTTTCATTTCTTCCTTTCATTCCGTTCCCGATTGTCTTCCGAAACACACATCTTGCACCATGATGTCTTGATGTGATACGCCTTTCCGTTGCGATAGATTGTCCTGTCATAGAAGCAGGATAGTAGAAGCGGTCTTTTGCAGCGGCTGCACACCTTGCGTTCTACACCGTCCACCATCACCCGGTTCCTCGGTTTCCGCTTCACTATCTCGCACGGACCGCATTCGGATGCACCGTACTTCCGGCAATAGGCAAGGGAATGCTTGCCACATTTCGCGAAAGAGGTGCAATCGGAGCGGGGGACTGTCTGATGAACATTCATACTGCATCATCCAATAAGTCAAACAACGTGGGCGCGCTCACTTCCATTTCTGCTTCATACAAGTATGAAAGGCTGTCTTTCCAGTAATCGTAATTTAGTTCAGTAGATAATCCTTTACGTCCTAAATTAACAGCACAATAAGGAACGGTTCCGATACCACCGAACGGGTCGAATACCAGTTCACCCTTATTTGAATACCGTTCAATCAGTCTTTCGACAATATCCAGCTGAAGTGGGCAGATGTGGTTCTGCCGTTTCTTCTGCGACTGTCTCGTATTGAGTGTGCGCATTCGGGTTACATCATCCCATATCCAGGGCTTCTTGCTTACCGGGTCAACAGCCATGAACGTTTTAGGCAGCTTTCCGTAGGCTTCCAATTCCTCAGCGAATGATACATGTTCCTCGTAGTTATATATATGCTCGCGTTCATAATGCCTGAACAAATGGCGTATTTTATCAATACCGGCACCTTTCATATCTTCGTATGACAACAATGAATTGCCGGAGGATTTCCAGCTTGCATGAGCATCTATCTGCCAACGGGCCAACGAATATTCGCTTTTGTTCTTGGTCACCGGCAAATCAGCATAGGCCCGTGAGGTGTCAGAAGGAAGCTTGCGGAAAAGAAGGACATATTCAGGACAACCGATACCCATCTTTGAACCGTCCTTGCACATCTCCGTATATCCAAGCCGATAAGTCTGGTTATTCTCCCTCACTACATCCGTATCCACCGTGATGCGCCCCATGTAGCGGAAACCGTGTTTCATGTAGTGGAATACAGTCATTTCACTGAACGGGTCAATAGTGGGCATGCCGTCACCCGTAGCGTTGCCGAACAGTACGCGGTCTTTCACATGGATACAAGCCAACCGGCCAGGCTTCAATATACGCATCAATTCAGGAGTAAGGTAATCCATCTGCTCAAAGAACTTGCTATTGTCCTCATTATGCCCGAAGTCATTATAGGTCGGAGTGTACTCATAGTGGTTGGAGAACGGGATGCTGGTTACAATCAGGTCTACTGAATTATTTTCCATTTTCTGACATTCAAGAACATTGTCGTTATTTATGGCCCTCCAAAGTTTGCCGGATTTCTCTTCCCGACTGGCGAACATCCACCGCATCATTTTTTCCTCTGCCTGCAAACCGAACAAACCGTTCTCGCGGACTATATCGGTCATCTTGGCTACCATTTGGCGGTGTTGCGCCCACTTCTGCATGAAGCTCTTGTATATCTCTCCCTCGCTTTCCGCATAGACCAGATAAAGGTCAACCGGATGCTGCTGCATAAACCGGTAGATACGGGCTATTGCCTGGAATTTGTCATTGAAACGGTAGTCGATGAACATGATTGCCTTGTGGCAGTGGTATTGGAAGTTCAAACCTTCACCAAGCATTTCAGGTTTGGCGGCCAGATATTTCAGACGTCCGTCTTTGAAATCCGCTATCACCTTGTCCGCTTCATCATCATCCTGCGAACCATATACAGCCTTACATCCGGGTATGGCGTCACATAATGCCTTCCGTTCATTTTCCAAGTCATGCCATAAAAGGAAATGGTCGTCCTTGTTTTCCGGGCGGTTGATAATCTCTACCACACGGGCAACCTTTTCCTGCATGTTGTCCCGGCGTTCTTTCGCAGCGTCGGCAAGACCGAGAGCAGCCTCACGAAACATCTTCACTTGTCCGTCACGGTCGGCTCCGGCAGTGGAGTTATCCACACTAACCACTTCCTCATGTACACGCAGTTCAGGCAGTTCATATCCTATATCGGGATAACCGAGGTCGGACGGTTTAGTGAGGAACAACGCCCATGTACTTACCCAAAGCCAGAACTCCTTTTCCTTATGCGGGTAAAGAGTAAGATTATTTGCCTTCGTACTGTCACGCTGAAAAAAACGGGTAAGCGCCTGCCCTGTATCCATCACACCGAGATAACCGGCATAATGTATCAATTCCTTGTATCTATTAGGTGATGGTGTGGCAGTAGCGACAAACCTGTACGGTACTTCTGCAAACAAGGGAAGAAACTCCTGATAGGTCTTAGTACCAAAACCACGCAGTACACTCGCTTCATCCAATGATGTTACGGCAAAGTAGGAAGGTTCTATTCTTACCCCGTCTTCACCGTCACGCACACGTTCGTAGTTTGTGACCATGATGTCGGTCGGGCATATCATCACATCAGCCATAGTTCGTACATAGGTCACTTTCATGTGCAGATGTTGTTCCGCTTGTGTAAGGAACTCAACTACTACACGCTTGGGACATACTATCAGCCCTTTGCCACCTTTGTGTTTCAGAACTACCCGAAGTATCTCCAACTGAGTAACGGTTTTCTGCATACCGAAACTGGAGAATATCGCACGGCAACCGCCGGACACCGCCCAACGAACAGTATCTTTCACATGGGGATATAGCGACGGGGTTAATTCATCCGGATTGACTTCAAATCCGGTCTGACGACTGATGGCCATCTTGTCTTTTAAAAATTCTATATATTCTTTCATTATGCTATTTCTTTCAATAATTTCATTGTTTCACTTCTTTAGGTTTCCAATCAGACGGTAATTTTGCCCACTTGCGGAACTTGGCGTCGAAGTCGTCCATGTCCCTGAACATATCTATCTTCGATTTCTCTGTCTCTACGAGTGAGGAGAATTCCAGAAAGTACAAATCTGCGCTTTTAACGAAATTGTTATGCAGCTTCTTAAGGTTTCCGAGAAGCAGTCCTTTGGCGCTCATCAAGTCTGCCGCTTCCTCCATCAGCATGTTGGCTTCGCAGTTAAGTATGTGTGCGGCTGAAAGAAGGCTGTTCATTCTGTCAATGCTACCATCGGCTGTGGCGGCGTCAATTAATTGTTTTCTTGGTTTCATAATCGTGTATAAATTATTTATTTCTTATTTGGATAAACCCTCGTTTTTCGCATTCACGAAGAAGCAACAAATCTTCTTTTTTAATTTCGCATGGCGTTTCGTGGTTGATGCTCATATACCGTGAAATTCCGAATTTCCTGCATATATCGTTATAGTTATAGAAACGCTTTTGTCGACCTTTTGCCATCCAACAGATTGTTAGTTTCATACGTTTTACCCCTATTAAAACTCGCTTGGCTTCTTTTCCAGACCCTCGTATCTTTTTCTATTCAATTCAGCAATCAATTCATCCGACATCCTCAAGGCGTTGATGGCAGATTTGTCACCGGACAGTGCACGTTTTTTAAGTTCCTCCCGATATTCTTCGTAGAACATCCCATTGGTTGTTCTTTGCTCATCAGCCATGTGTGATTTATGCTCATTCCATGACTGGCTATCAGCAATAGCACAACGTTCTTTGTTGTATTCACGTAACCAGCCCATAATAACTTGCCCGTCTATGCGGTTGTAACTTTCTCCATATTTCATTTTCATTGCATTTTTGAAACACAATTTGAAATCGTCAGTTTTCATGTAAGGGTATTCCTCAATGATTAAGTCTACGGTCATTGCAACCTGTGTGTCAGACATGGTATTAACCACATTGAAGAACGCCAAAGCGTCAGCAATTAAAATTACCAATATGGCTCTCGCCTGCGGCTCTCCGAGTTTTCTGATTATAGTCCCTATGGCCGGCTCATTGCTTAGAAATACATCCTCAACTTTTTTCGGGCGTAGAGTTTCGCAATATTTCTCCGGCGAGGTCTTTAAGACGACTAACCGATTCTCTTCTTGTGGTGACAGTATCAGTTCGTTTCCCATTATAATTTCCTTCCAATATTTTAGTAAAGTTTGCTTGTTTGAAAATCCAATCAAAGTCACATTTCCAATTGCGGTCATTAGCTCCCAGCAGAAATGGGGATTGAAGAATGAGATTGAAAACAGTCCTCACTGACTCTTTTCCATATTGGGCTATCCGGGCTTTTACAGCCTTTTTTCTCACATCGGTCATTGATTTTATCTGCTGGAGTCTATCTTTGAATGTGGAATTATAGTATTCCATCAATCCGCTGTAATCAATCTTTTCAGAAAGAGAGGGCGAAGAAAGCTTGTCTTTCTTTGATACTCCGTCAGGAGTATTTTCTTTCTTTTGCTGGGAAGATATATCTATATACTCTCTTTCTTCTTCTTTCTTTGTATTTGTGCCCTCCGTGTGCCCTGATTTTTGCAAAAGTTCGGATTGCGGCAGATTGTTGTTCACAGACTGTGCCCCAAGTTGTGCCCTTAGCTGTGCCCATTCGGACTGTAATTCTTTGATTTTCTTTTCAATATCTGTGCCCTTGCATGTGCCCTTACTTGTGCCCATTGGATTATATTCTTCATATTTACATAGGGTTATAAGGTTCATTCCCTGATTGCACTCAACAGTTATCATACCTTTTTTCTTAAGATGTACAAGAAAGGAACGCACTTTCTTTTCAGACCATTTCCAGCGTTGAGATAAAAATCTTATGGATGCAGGATATTGACCTCTTGAATAAGAGATTTCTCGACCTCCGATACTCTCCTTTCGGGGCGTTGCCTCAAATCGTGCAGACTGGATTAAGTCTAACCACGCTTCACAACTGCTAAAAGTACGGGCTTCATTCCACATTTCATTCGAGAAAAACCTGCGGCTTAGCCTCAAAAATCCTTCGTCCATAGTTTTAGAATCTCACGTTTGTTAATTGCCTTCCTTTCGAGTAAACTGCCCATTTCCCATTTCCACTATCAAACAACCGTAAGTCCGACACCTCTCCGAAACGTTTGATATTACCGCATAAATCCACAATCCAGCCACATTCTTTGGAAGGATGCGGGCGGATGGCACGACCGACTATCTGATACCACATAGCAAGCGACATTGTAGGACGTGCCATAACGACTGTATCAAGTTCCGGATAGTCAAAGCCGGTGGTTAATACCCCGACATTCGCCACTACCGAAATTTCACCAGCCTTGAATGCTTCAAGTATCCTTTCGCGCTCACCTTTTGGGGTGTCACCCGAAACGATTGCGGCTCCGGGTATAGACCAGGTAAGCCGCTCCGCTTCTTTCAGAAAACGGGTAAAGACTAAAATACCTTTCCGTTTTCCTCCGGCTTTGGGATTCATCAGTCTTTGGACAATATGAACGAGATAGCCGTAAAAGTCTATCCGTTCATATTCTCTTTGAACTGACCTATCTGTATAATCGGCACCAGTAGTATTTACTTTCAAGTTAAGTTCGTTCCATCCCAAAGGATTCATTGGATAGTAATTCAACTTCGCCAAATAGCCCATATCTAATAGGGTTGATACCTGTACATGATAAATGACCTCTGAAAAGACATGAGGCTTTGTCCGGGTGATAAATTTCAGCATAGAACCAAAGTCACGGCTGGAACTTAAACGATACGGTGTAGCTGTCAGTCCAAGAACCTTACACTTCACCGCATCAAAAAAATCTTTGTACATACCCTCTTTAGGGTTAACAAGGTGGCATTCGTCCACGATGATGTTCTTGAAGTGGGTGAACAGTTCGGGATGATTCTTCACACTGCCGATGGTGGCGAATGTTATCCGGCTTATTTCTTTTGAGTTAAAGGATGCAGAATAGATGCTGCAATCAAGAATACCGTATGAACAGAGTTTCTTGAAATTCTGTTCGAGTATTTCCTTCGAGGGCTGGAACACCAAGGTATGACCGTCAAGCCTTGCGGCTATATCCGCTATGATAAGCGACTTTCCGCTGCCCGTAGGTAACACCATAATGGCATTTGTTTTCTTCGCCTTGTTATTGAAGAAAGAAACGGCAGTATCAGAGGCTTTCTGTTGGTAATCTCGTAATACATAACTCATAAACCTTTCTCCTTTCGTAACTTCTTATTAAGTGCTTTGTAATACTTGATTAGTTGCTCATACTCAAAATCTGATATCTTAGTATTTGATGCAGCTTTCACTTTTAGCAAGTCAAAATACTGTTGTCCGATTTTGGCTATCAAATTCTCACGGTAGCCTTCAAGGTGGTCGGCACGGAAACGGTTGCACGCACGGCATTCGGCATGGCAATTGTTCTCATCAAACCGTGTTGCCAAATGTGTACGACTGAAATAGTGCCCGCAGTCTGCTTGTGTAAACGGTTTTATCTGCCCGCACGAGATACATCTAAAATATCCGTTTGGCATTGCATCACGAAGCCGGATAAAAAGGGAAAACTCCTTGTCGAGCTTAGCTTTCAAATCCGGCTTCTTCTTTATTGTTATCCCTGCTTTATCAAACAGAGGTAAAGGCTTGTCTTTCTTCTTGGCCTTTGTTCGTTTTATGTAGTATGGCATTATTTAAATCCCCATTCTTTCATGTAGTCAATGTTTTCAGGAAATCCCTCTACTGATTTAGGACTAAGGAATATTTTCTCACTCTTCAATGGAGTGCCTCCCCAAACAGTAGCAGGGCATTCTTCATATTCTTCTTTAGAAACTTCACTTACATTAAAATGGGGTTGGAAGCCATATCCCATTACGCTTTCCCCTAAGTAAGTACCAAACTTCTTTAAAGCCCATTGAAATGCAATATCTTTATATAGGTAATGTTTAGAAAACACAGCCACATATATTTTATGAGAGAAATTTCCTGTTTCTGTTAAGTCAGGATTATATCTGATACAGAAATACTTAATACGTGAAAGTATTTCTTCAACAAACCTTTCATGCTGTTCGCAATCTTCTTTCGTTAAGAACTCTTTCCCGTCATTTGCAATGTAAATAGTCTTGGTAATTTCTTTTGTTTCCATGCTGTTTTTTATTAAAGCCCCGAAGCGTATTCTCCGGGGCACAACCATTATTTACTAACCCTTGCCATTTATGTGTGGCTCACATTTATGTGGAGATGGGGCGATTCGAACACCCAATTAAGGACTTATCCTTTTGCGCTACTTCTAAGGTTAATTACTCCTTATATCTCACGTACCGTACTTTCTACCATGTGCACCTCTCGAAAGTCAAAAGCACTCCACTGCGCACCCCCATTTTCGCCCGCCCCATCTTCACAGACCGGACAGGCAGGTTAACAAAGTTATTCCATATAAGCCATTGAAAACTCTTTCGGAATAAACCGCCCGACCGGAATAGGTTTGGCTGATTCAATAGCCGTGTGAATTTCTCTCTTTTTGAACTCATGTCCCTTTTCTTTGGCTTGTTTCTCACATTCTTCCTCTTTGTTTTTGAGATAGTGGGTAATAAGCATCATCGCTCTGTCAACGTTGAAGGTGTTCACGACAAAGGTTTGGACTCTTTCGTCTTCATTCTCCCCTTCCGTGAATGTGATTTTCGTCTCAATCTGATAGAATTTCTTTTCATTGGGCTTGGAATCTCCCTCTTCTTCATCTTCTTCCGTTACAGAATCGTTTAAAAGGAATGTATCTTTTAATTCTTCGAGGGTGGCATCATCTATCTTGCGTTCTTTCAAATTGTCAGTAAGAATCACGCAAGAATCGAATTCCTTGACCATTGTCAAGGTGAATCCGAACATATAGTTTAGTTCGATGTAATCTTTCAAGATACTACAAGAATTCTCCAATCCGGTGGCATACAGCAGGAACTTATGTTTCTTGTCCCCTATTTGTGCCTGTGCAAGATAGGGATATAAGAATTTGTTCTCGTTCTCGAATGCCAAGCGGTTCTGGTTGCTGACTTCCACTTCCTTGATGCCGTCAGCTTCCATACTGAAACGAATTTTCGCCAAAGTGTCTTGGTCTATCAGCGTGCCACGGTCAAAAAGAATTTCATTCCGTTCGATGATTACTGTTTCACCTGTATCTTCATCAATGAAAGACTCCTCCCATGTTTTGAGGACACGTTTTGCAAGGTACATGTTGAGCATCTTTTTCGGGTCAGATGTCACATACCTGATTTCTGTTTTTCTTGTTTCTATCATAGAAATTCTTTATTGTACATTGTTTAACAAGTGCTTCTTGTAATTAGAGCGTACAAACGATTGTTCTTCGTCATTTAAAGAGTATGCCTTTACCATGAACTTCATTGCCATATCTTCGTTATTGTCGGACAACGGATAGTAATCAGTGGCAAACTTGCAAGAAAGCGTTTCAAGACGGTCGTATTTGTTGCGAACCTCACGAACACGTTCTGTTATCTCCTGTACTAATTCAGCCGATTCGGAAAGTTGCTTTTCGTATTCCTTTTTATCTTTCTCCGCTTGTTCTTTCATTACCTTGTTCTGTGCGGCAAAATTTGAAATCTTAGCATATAGTTCATTGGAGTAAGCCCAGCCTGAAAGAATATCAAAATCTGAGTTCCCGTTGAACTTGTATCGTTCACTCTTTTTAAGGTACTTGTATTCACTTCCAAGTCTATTCCAATCGTAATCAACTTTTCGTAAAGACTTTGCACTTTTCAGGATTTCCGCAACCTTAGTAGCTTCCTCAATGTCAGTAAAAGCAAAACCATCCAAAAGTGGGATAGAGAAATACTGTGTGTCGGCAGGTTCAATCTCGAACAATTCTGGAACTTTCGGTTTATCTAAAAGTTTAATGCCTTCCTCCATCATGCGGAGTTTTATCATTTTTTGGACATCTTCGTCCGACAAAGCGATTATTTCTTGCTCTGTCATTTCGCTAATATTCTTCATAATCTCAATATTTTAAATAAATTCTTTATTACGTTCAATTTCTTGTTGTGCGTAAATAAGCATTTGTTGTTCGTTAGCTGCTGGTAAGTAGATACCAGCGACAGATGCACTCCAATTTCGGAAACGGTCAATACTCAAAGTCATTTCACCTGTTGTCAGCTCGGCAGAACTGCGCAAATAGGTTACTTCATTGCCTTTCTTGTTGACCATCTTACGTTCAAACAAATCACGGTTGCAAGTCCTCTTATAAAAATCAATTTTTGCTTCGTCGAGACTGCAACCGTACTCACTACCGAAATACCCTAAAAGAAGATGCAAGTAGCTGTTTTGGGCAAGCGTGCGGTTAGGTAGTTTCTTTTTCACTTCCACCACCGCACGTTCACTAAACAGCTTGTTTACATACTCCTTGAACTTGGGTATTTGATATTCATTCTTCAAGTCGAACAGCATACG